TGACGCTTTAGTTGAACCAACGAACCAAGAACCTTTATTTAATTTTACTGCTGAAGGCAATGCACAACTTTCAACTGCACAAGCTAAATTTGGATCATCTTCTTTATTATTAGATGGTACAGATGATTATGTCGAGACAACAACGAATTTAGATCTAAGCTCAACAGACTTTACAGTTGATGTTTGGATTAGACCTGACAACGTTACAGGTTATAAAGGTATTTGGCAATCAGGAACAAGTACAACAGAACAATCTTATTTATTAGGTAACCAAGTTTATTGGACTATAAATCCATCAACAATTATTACTACTTCAGTTACTGTTAATGCAAATGAATGGACTATGTTGTCTTATGAAAGACAAGGCAACACTCACAGAATATATAAAAACGGAACTTTAGAAGATACGGCTACTACAGCTAATAAACAAGATAGTGGTCCATTTAGTATTGGTGAAAATGGCTTTGGTGATTTTGATGGTTACATAGATGAGTTTAGAGTTTCAGATATTGCAAGATATGGAGGCTCAAGTTTCACTGAACCAACTCAAGCTTTTTCATTTGACTCTGATACACAATTCTTATTACACTTTGATGGAGCTAATGGATCAACTGCTATTAAATCTGCAGATGATACGTTATTCCAAGCAACTTTCTCAGAAGGTCAAGTAATCGGTGGTACAAGACAAGACGTACCGGTTACAGGAACAGAGGCTACAATGTCTCTTGGCACTATTGCTCTTGAGCAATCTACAAATGAACCTGCTACAGGACAGGAACTAACAACTAGTGTTGGAGATGTAGAAGAAATACCAGCTCAAATAGTGGGTGTTTCTGGCATACAATTAACAGCTAATATCGGCTCTGTAACAGTTAGTGGTAATGCTCTTGTAACAGCTACGGGCATAGAGTTGACTTCAAGTGTCGGTAGCCTTAATATCACTTCATGGCAAGAAATTGATCCTGGAGTAAATAACGTTTGGTCAGAGGTTGATTTAGCCGCTTAGCTAAGGTAAAATTAGAATTATTAGGAGATAAAAATTTATGGCTTCAAGTTACTCAACAGATCTAAAACTCGAACTTATGGTTACTGGCGAAAACGCTGGTACATGGGGTGACAAAACAAATACAAATTTAAATTTAATTCAACAAGCAATTGCAGGTTATGAAGCTGTAACAATTACGGATTCAGCAACTACTGCTTTAGTTATGTCTGATGCTGCATTGTCAAATGCACGTAACATGATTATTAAGTTTGCAACTATAACTTTAACAGGTGCAACTACTGTAACAATTCCAGATGGAATTGAAAAATTTTATATATTCGATTGTAGTGCTATAACTGATGCGCAAAATCTTACAATCAAAACTGCTAGTGGTACTGGTTTTTCTCCAACTACTGCTGGAGCTGCAAGTCCAAAAATTTTTGCAGCTTATTCAGATGGAACTAATATCACAGAAATTTCTTTAAACACTTTAGGCGGAACTATTGCTACAGCTCAAATTGAAGCCGCAGCAATTACAACTTCATTGATTGCAGACGATGCTATAACTTCTGCAAAAATTTCAGACAATGCAATTATAACTTCTCTGATTTCAAACGCAAATGTTACAACTGCAAAGATAGCTGACGATGCTGTTACAGCTGACAAACTTGCTAACACTGCAGTTTCTGCAGGTACTTACACAACTGCAGATATTACAGTTGATGCACAAGGCAGAATTACTTCTGCTGCTAGTGGATCAGCTGGAGGCGCAACTACAATGACAGCAGCTTTTATTACAGGAAGTGGAAATCATACTACTGGAGCAAATACTACAACTATGCTTATGTACCTTAAAGGTGGCGGAGGCGGAGGAGGAGCACCAGGAGGTGGACGAAACGGCGGTGCTGGAGGCAGTGGCGGTTATGCTTTTTGGTCTAAACCTGTAGCATCATCAACTTCTTACGCTTATGCAAACGGAACTGGAGGTGCTGGAGGTAATTATAACCCTGGACCAGGAAACGGTAATGCTGGTCAAACAGGAGGAACTTCTACTATGGCTTACCAAGGAGGGACTGCATCTCAACCTGGAGGTAGTGGTGGGAATGGTGGTACTAATTCTGCAAATGGAAATCCTGGTAGTGATGGTACTGCTGGAGCAGGTGCAACAGTAGCTAATTTAGGACAAGGTGAAGACACTGCTTTTGGACCATCAATGAATGTTGGTAAAGGTGGACGAGCATCGACTGGAGAAGATGGTACTAACGGATCAATTGTAATTTTTGAGGCATAATATTATGGCATATTTTTATTTTAATAAAGGAACAGAAAAAATGAATTCAACTTTACTAGCTATTGTTGAAAATTCTGAAGATCAAGTTTTTTTCCCTAGCTCTGAAAGTGCTGACATTTGTGAAGTAAGCACTGAAGATTTTAAAAAAATTCAACTAAATACACATTATATAAACTCCTACGATGGATCAAATTTTGTTTTTGAAATACATCCTACTGATAATAGACTTCCAGATGAAGAAAGAGAAACTGTAGAATTATTACAAAATCACTTAAATAAGTTAAGTAAACGAATTGGTAAATGGATGAAAGAAAATCCTGGTCATGCAAAATCTTCTGAATGGTCTGCTTATAAAACATATTTAGAAAATGTAGATGTGGCTTCAATTGTACCCATAGGTAAAAATTGGGAAGAATACTGTAGTGATAACTCTATTGCTTTTAAAAATATTATAGAATTACCACACAAATAATTATTTACTAAAACATCTTATTGTTATATTACAAACGTATGTTTGATAATATCATAACATTTAGTGCAGATCCAAAATATGTTTCTTTAAAAGAGTGTTATCCAGAACCAATTAAACTCCATATTCCAAAATGGTTTAAAAAAATAGAACATCATCCAGATCAAAAAACAATTAAAGGGTGTATGCCTTTTCTTGAAACTGTTACCAGTGGTTATGTTTTGAAGCTTCCTTTAGATTTTCATCTGAAACATAATTTTTTAAATGAAAATGGACAAAGAGAAAGTTCATTAACTAATATTGTAAGACCAATGGAAAATGTTAATTTAAATTATTATTCAGATAGCCACCCACCAAAACAATTAAAAGGTTCTCCTTTAATTAAAAAAAATTTAAATTTTCCTTTTTATAAAATATTAAACCCATGGAGAATTAAAACACCCCCAGGTTATTCTTGCTTATTTACAGCTCCATTTAATAACTCAGATGATAGATTTTCTATTATCACTGGTATAGTTCACACAGATAAATTTAAACCAGAAATTAATTTTCCGTTTACTGTAAATGGTGATAAATATCCTGTATTAGATACTATATTAAAAAAAAATACACCTTATGTACAAGTAATACCTTTCAAAAGAGATTCATGGCAAATGCAAATTAAAGCTAAAGAAGAAAATCAAATTTTTAATTTTACTTGGTCTTCTAAAATATTTAGAGTTTATCAAAATAAAATATGGAAAAGTGTTACATGGAAGTAAAAAATAATAACTCAATTTTAGATTACATAAGAATTTTTGATGATGCTTTAGATAAAAGATTATTAAAAAAAATTTATAGATATGCTAAAGATAAACCGTATTTTTGTAAAATAAAACCTACAACAATTGACGAAGGGCACGGAATTGAAAAGGTAGAGAAAGATGTTAGATCTGGAAGTTTAGAGTCCCTAAGAGTTTATAATAGTTCTTCCATGACTAATGTAAGAATTTGTAATTTTCTTACTAATGTATTTAAAAAATATGGTTTTAAATACTTAAATCTTACTGTTGGTAATCCGATGTCTATGTTTAAAATAAATCAAATAGATTTATTAAGATATGGAGAAAAAGATCATTTCATAAAACACATTGATGCAGGATCTTCTAATCATAGAAATTTAAGTTTTATTTTAATGTTAAATGACGATTACGAAGGAGGGCAACTTGAAATTCTTTCTCCAAGAGGAGAAAATATAAATTTAAAAATACCTGGTAAAGCTAATAGGTTAATTATGTTTCCATCAAATTTTATGTACCCTCACATTGTACACCCAATTACTAAAGGTGAAAGGTTTACGGTAGTTGCATGGGCACAATAAATAATTTTAAATTTAAACTACTTAAAAACTTTTTTTCAAAAAAAGAAATTGATGTATATTCTAAATATTGTAAGTATAGGCATATATGTGATAATAAAGATGTCGATAATATTTTTAATAATAAATTAGAAAAATTTCCTGAGGAAACATGTTTTTTTGATGATCCATTATTTGAATCTGTGTTACTTAATATTACAAAAGATGTTGAAAAGAAATGTGGCTTAAAACTTTTTCCAACTTATTCTTATTGGCGTATGTATACCTATGGTGCGTCTTTACCAAAACATACAGATAGATCATCTTGCGAAATAAGTATGACTTGTCATATAGGAGGCTCTACAAATAATTGGCCTATATATATGGCGGATAAAAAAATATTTACTAAACCAGGTGATGCAATTATCTATTTAGGTCAAGAGATACCTCATGAAAGAAAAATATTAAAACACGATTTTCAAACAAATGTTTTTTTTCATTGGGTAGACCAAAACGGACCCAATACAGATAATAAGTATAGTGCAAAATTAATTGCGGAGTCACTTAATGATTTTTAAACAATCAAAGAACGGAGACTGTGATATTATTTTTACTAAAAAAGAAATAGATATATTAAATAAACGAAAAAAAATAACTTTAAGTGCACATAATTTTAGAGATTTTAGTAATAATCTAATTAAAGTAATAGCAGAGTTTCATGAGAATTTACCAGAAGAAGAAAAAGAAAGAGTAACAATGTCAGGTAATGTTAAGACAAATGATTAAAATAGAAACAAATGTAATTAAAAATTCTTTATTTACAAATATAGAAAATTTAATAATACATCCTAAATTTAATTATTCTATGAATTGTAATACTGAAGTAGTAAATTTTTACCATACGCTGTATTATGATAATAATATAGTAAGTCCTTTTGCACATGTTATTAACCCTGTTATTGATTTTTTAAAAATAAAAGTAAGTAATGCTATGATTGTTGTAGTCCCAAAAACAAATGAAAAAAAACCAATATTTAAGAAAATTGAAAAACCACTAGAAATAATGGACACAATAACTTGTGTTTATTTTATAAATACAAACAATGGTAATTTTAATTTATTTAATTTTGATGATATTAATCCAGAACAAAATAAAATTTTTATGTATGATTCTAATTTAGAGGTTACAAACTTTACCTGTACAGATAAAAAATTTAAGGTTTATTTACAATTAGAATTTTTTAAAGGTTCTAATAATATGAATGATTAATAGCTTTTTACCTTCAGAAGGTATATTATAAGGGTTATTAACACAAAGTATTAATAATGATATAATGTAGTATGCCTTTAACAAAAGTAGAAATAGCACCAGGATTTAACAAACAAGTAACTGAAACAGGCGCAGAAGGTCAATGGACTGATGGCGACTTTGTAAGGTTTAGGTATGGATTACCTGAGAAAATAGGTGGTTGGGAGCAACTTGTTAACACATCCTTAGTGGGAGCAGCAAGAGAACAGTTTGTTTGGGCTGATTTAGATGGCCGGAGATATGCTGCAATAGGCACTAACAAACTTTTAATTATTTATTATGAAGGATCTTTTTACGATATTACACCTTTAGGAACCGCTTTGACTGGATGTACCTTTGATACGGTAGATACTTCTACAACAGTAACTGTAAACAAGGCAGCGCATGGATTACAACCTGGTGATCTTTTCACCTTTACTTCAGTTACGCCTCCTGTTGGCGCTGGTTACTTAGCTTCAGATTTTGAGACTAATACTTTTCAAGTAGTTACTGTACCCGGCAGTGATACATTTACTATAACAATGGCAAGCGCAGCAGGGACAACGGTCAGCGGAAGTGGCTCAGCAACAGTAACTCCTTATGTCAAAGTTGGAGATTTAGGATCTACGTACGGTTTTGGTTTTGGAACAGGTTTATGGGGTGGAGGACAACAACTTTTTGGAACTTTAAATGGAGCTTTACTAGATGACACCGCAGGTACTGGAGGTGTTGGAACATCA